CGTACTCTTCCGAAATCTTTGCTTTGACTGCTGCTTCAAAGATAGTCTTTGCTTTCTCAGCAAACTCTTCGGAGAGTTCTGTTCCCTCTAGGAGGGCATTAACGTCATCAGATACGTCTAGATCTTCAAACGCTGGTTTGATAGGATAAGATACGTCAGGACCTTTCTTGGTGCCATATGCGATTTCCGCACCTAGGGAATTAGCACCAGCTTCATCGCCAGGTTTGCCAGCGGTTGAAGTTACGCTACCATCTTGTGAGATGGGTGCTGCTGCCTTTGCACCAGGATTCTCTTCACCTTCTTCTTTGTTAGAATGGAGGGGTTCAGACTGGGAACCACCAAGATCAGTTTGTGACTGATTAGGTGCAACCGATGTAGGAACAGTAGGCATTGGGTCTTTGCCGCCGCCACGCTGTTGTGGATCACCCGAAACTGCTGCGGGATCTGAGCCTGTAGCGGGAATTACTGAAGCAGTTACACGAGGCATGGGATCCTGTGCTCCCGCTTCCATAACGATTTGCTGCTCGCCCAGAAACTCCTCAAACTTTTCGTTTAACATGTCTGACATTTTGAGTCCTTCCGTAAATCTTATGATTATCTATTGTTTATTTATGAAATTACAAACCTGCAAGGAAGTTTTGGAACACCTGAAGCGTTCTCTCCTCTAGGTTTTGGCGAGTAGACTCGCTCATATAACGTTGATATTTAGCAACTTTTGATTCCTTTAGGATTCCATTATCCCAAACCCATTCCTTGCCTTCCATGATGCCATTAACAAATGCATCTGGAGCCGAAGGATCTGCAACAATATCAGCTGCGGTTGCTAGCATGAAGTCGTCCATAACATAGTTAGCGTCTTCACGCTTATCAATACTACCCATACCACGGGAAGAAACGCCAAGTTGAACACCTTCGTCAAGAAGTGACTTAGCAATCTTACCCATTGGTGTGTCTAGAATTTGTGCCTTACCCATGAAGTTATGACCTTCTGCTCTGAGTTCGGTAATTCTGTGGGATACTCTATCAAGGTTGACAGTAGGACCATCAGGGTGACCCAACTCACCAAGAGCACGCTTAGTTTTAACATACTCTTCGTTATAACGATTGACTTCCCGCTGAAGAACTTCAAATGGATATACACGTCCATTTCTATTCCTCAATTCGGATTGAAGGAATACACCTTCAATGTACATTTTTTTGGAATCACCTTTTCCTTCAGTGATTACCTGCACATTTTCAATCGTTTCCGTTATCAGTTTCATCGGTTTCGGTTTCTACTGGTTCGTCAAAATAAGTATTGGCAACTGTCTGCTTGTAAGTGGACAGTGTTTCTGATGCTTTTGCGTAGAGCAAATCTTGGATAGCATCAATTGCTTTTGCTCTCTCGTTATCTGCAATAGCAGATACGATGTTCACAACTTCCGCCTCAGGATTGACCTGATTCATATTATTTTCCATAACGTTATATTTTATTTATTACTTGACGTAGGTTTGGGTTGCGCTTTTATCATTTGCAATTGCTTTTTGTGCGCGTCGTCTGCTTTTTCTTGTTCTCTTTCGTGACTGTCGTCAGCCTGCTGTGCTTGAATCTCTGGCTGGAACGCTTGATTCTGACGGTCCATCATGTCAAATGTATTGACATCAGCAGGACTCATTGCAAGACCTAGATCAATCTCACGATTCATTTGAGTATCAATCTCCTTATACTCCTTCTCATTCTGTTGAAGAATTTGTCTGCGGATATACTCTACAGAGAAATACTTACCAACAAAAGGATCCATCTGAGTTGCGAGGTTGATGCGTTGCATCATCAACTCCTGTTCCTTCAGTTCGTTAAAGTGATTGTCAAACAGGAAGTCATACTGGATATGCTCCTTCATGTCATCCCAGTCTTCTGGAGAAATTACTCCCTTGAGAATGAGTTGAGTCTTGAGAATATCGTGGAAGAGTTCGCTAAATCTCTTACGAAGTCTTCCGATGAACTTGGTAAACTTGAGTTCGTCACGGAGGACCTCAGTTGTTTTACCGAGGTTAAATCCTTTGTTATCGTCGGTAAGACGAGAAGGGGGAAGGTTAAGAGAATTGTAGAGTTTCTTCTTAAAGTATTCAACGTCTTTTAACTCACCAAGATTTTGACCACCAGGGAGAGTCGTAATTTCTGTTCCTCTACCACCCTCGCGGCGTGGAAGCCAAAAGTCTTCCAGCATTGACATATGTTTTTTATCATCACGAATTTCCCCAGTGCTAGCGTCGTATACAAGTTTATTTCTATAGCGTGCCATCACGTCACGAAGATATTGTTCTGCCTTGACTTTTGGTAGATTACCTACATCAATGTAGAAAATTCTGCGTTCAGGTGCGCGTGATAGTCTGTAGATAACAAGAGCATCTTCAATCATGCGGAGCTGATTGAGAGACTTGATTCCTTTGTGAAGAAAACTCAAGTGCATTCTCTTGTTCAAATCTTGAACCCCAGAGGAACAAAATGCAATTGAATCTGCAGCAATTTTAATTCCTTGAGAGTTTGACATATCTCCTACAGGACCAAGAGCACCTCCTCTTAGATATCCCTTTGGGTTGTAGAGATAATAATCAATGTACTGACCCCACTCGTATTCTAGGGCAGATCCTTTCAGTGCTCTATTTACTCGTGGGTCATCTGAACCGCTGCTGAGTTTTTGCCTGACTTTACGAATCTTGAGTGGATCAATATAACGAAGTTCTAGAATACCCTTCTTTGGGTTGTCCAGATCAATTACTTTATGGTAAAATAAACGACCATCAATATACCAAGATCTGACAATCTCGTGAGCACGATTCTCAAAGTTCAACATTTGTTTGATTCTATCAAACTCATCACGAATTTTTTTCTTAACTCCAGCACCAACGTCTAGGTTGTTTAAATCAACTTCAACACAACTGTCGTTTGCATCACTGACAACGAATTCATTTACAATCTCATCAACAGCAGAATCAACCTCAGGATGCAGAGACATATCTCTGTATCTGCGAATTAACTCATACTCGTTTCTTGCTGTAGCATCCGTGTCTACATATGTTCCAAAATAACCGCCTGCTGCAACAGAGACTGGCTCATCAGCAGAAGGAGGGACAGGGGATTGACCCTTCTGTCCCTCTTTGCGATTAATTTGGAAGCCAAATAGTTGACTCATTACTATTCAGTTCAAATTGCTTCTACTATTTATGGGATTGAAATTCCGCTAGCTCCAGAAGTTGTATCGCTGTCGTCGCCAACAGTCCAATACGAATACTGGAATTCAACGGTGAATTCTTCAATCTGATCGTTGCTATCATAAGCAAGATCAATCGCAGAAGCACTGGTTGGGAATGCGTACCAAAGTTTGTAAGATCTTAGTTCGCTTCCATTTGCTTGGTCATCCTTTTCAAGTTGTCTGATGACAACCGAACGACCATACTCGGTTGGATCAATAATACCAGCAGTGTTTGCTTGGTGTGAATTGATCTCATTCAACCATTCTTCAAAGTAAGCACGAATCTTCATCTCCTTATCGTTGATGAAGGTTGCAGACCAGTTATCAAATGTTCTGTCGCCTGCGATTTTTACCGTTCTTCCACGGAAGGGGACTTCAATAACACCTACGTTTGACGCTGGTAGAGCAGCAGACTTACACATAAACTGTGCAAGTTCTGTGTTACCATTTACTCCAGTTGGGAACGAAATGTCCACCTGGAACATGTTAGGTCTAACGCCCTGTTTTACTTGTTGAAGAAACCCTGATACGTTACTAGTGATTGCCATTGGTTTAAATTACTCCTTCTTTAGTATTTAATAAAGATCAGCGTCCGACTACTTCAGCAAACGAAACTCCAGTTCTTGTAGCAGTAAAGGTTACTGTTACGTAGTTGATGGAGCGGGCAGGTTTGATGAAGAGTTCTGCAACAAACTCGTTGCGGTCAATTACATCGGCGGTATTATTTGTAGTATCACAAACAACTAGGAAATCAGTGATTCCTTGCTGTGCCTGAATATCATTTAGATATGCATTGATTGTTGACACGAACGAAGAACGAGTAATTTCATCGTTGATCTCAAAGAGAACTCCCTTAGCAAGGTTCTCAACTCTCTTCTCAATGTTGAGGAAGAGGCGACGAACGTTGATTCTGTCAAACGCGGAAGGTGAAGCAAGAGCAGTCTTGTCACCGAATAGAACAGCACCGCTACCTGGGAAGGTTACGATTGGGTTAATTCTGTTCTGATAGAGTTCGTCTCTGTCTGCTTTGTTTGGGTTGTATGCTAGTTTTACAACGTTGCGGAGACCACCACGGTTTAGACCAGCAGGAGAGATCCAGTCAGCAATTGTTGTTGAGGTGTTAACACACAGACCAGCAACGTCACCGTTACATGCAACGTAACGATATTTATCGCTAAAGCGATCATACATGTACTTGTAACCGCTATCAAGAACAGCGTATGAAGTTGATGTTACACTGTTAAAGAAGTTGAGAACATTGGTTCTTTGCTGGGAAGATGAGAGAGCAGATCCACTAGCACCAATTAAGTTTCCTTTGTGTGGTGAAACAAATGCAACACAGTCTTTTCTAGCAGCAGCAATAGCAACTACTTTCTGTGCTTTTGATAGTGTATCATTTTCGGCACCCATTGATCCACCCATTAGAACGAAGTCAACTTCGGTCTCTTCGGT